GTATCGACTCCAACATGACGGTGACACATGACCTGCGCAAGCTGTCGGCGGCAGAACTGGCGCAGCTGGAAGCGATATTGTCAAAGACGCAGGAATAATATATAGAGAAAGAATTAGCCGAAACACAGAAACGCCGAAATCCCTTGATACGAAAGGGAAAGACGGCGTTTTTTCGTGTGGTAAAAATACCACAGTTTCGTGGTAAAATTACCACTCCCCAAGGGGGTGACATGTTTGGCGATCCGAAGAATTTTTATCAGCGACCGAACTGGTGAAATATTGCATTACGGTAAATCGGAAAGGTTTACCAAAAAGATGACGGAGGTGTGGCGGCACGTGTACAAGCAGGATATTTTTACGGCGGCAGAGGAACGGATTTTGAACCGTCTGGCCGAATATTTGCAACTGAACACGAACGCCATTGTATCGCCAAGCGGTGACTACATGAACATTGATCAGATGTCCAAGCAAATCGGCATGGACAAGTCGAACATGCACAAGACAATGAAAACACTGATGAAGAAAAACGCCATCGGTATGTGGAAATCCGGCGACATTACGGCCTACTATATGAACCCGTTTTTGTTCCAGTGCGGAGACGTTCCGGAATATTTGTTCCACCAGTTCGATGACGAATATCACAAGAAAAAGAAGCTGGAGCATGCGGAACGATTTAAGGCGGGAAAGAAAGTCACGTCCATCCTGAAAGCGACGGGATAGCATGAAGATTCCCACACTTGAAGAAGTCCGACAGGCGAGAGCCTATGCGGACTTTTCGTATTTCATGGACTACGACAGCGGATTCCAGGACAAGCCGGGCAAGCATCTGGACGTGCTGGACAAGGCACTGCAAGACGTGTCCGAGGGCCGCATAAAGCGCCTGATCGTGGCGATGCCGCCGCGTCATGGAAAGTCCGAGCGCGTGAGCAAAAAGTTTCCGGCGTGGCATGTGGGGCGCAATCCCGGCGACGAGATCATATTAGCCTCGTACTCTATCGACCTTTCGCGGGGATTTAGCCGGATCGCACGGGATACACTGATGAGCCATTATAGCGTGTTTGGTGTACGCGTGGATCCGCAAAACCAATCGGCGGAGTCATGGGGCATCGAGGGCTACAGAGGCGGCGTAACGGCTGCTGGTGTAGGCGGTCCGATTACCGGGCGCGGTGCGAAGATTGCGATAGTGGACGACCCGGTCAAAAACTCCGAAGAAGCAAACTCCGAGGTCATGCGCGATAAGATATGGGAATGGTACCAATCCACCCTATACACCCGTCTAACGCCTGACGGTCGTATTATCATCGTCATGACGCGGTGGCATGAAGATGATCTTGTCGGCCGACTGCTCAAGAAAGAACGCGAAGAAATTGAAGAAGGCACACACACCGGCGACAGATGGACGGTGATAAACTTTCCCGCAATCGCGGAAGAAGGCGATTACCTCGGAAGACAACCGGGTGAACCGCTATGGCCGGAATTTGGGTTTGACCTCCAACGTCTTAGTCAGATTCGGCAGGACGTTGGATCATACGTCTTCAACGCGCTGTATCAGCAACGTCCGAGCGCGGCGGAAGGAACGATATTCAAACGCGAATACTTCCGGTACTTTTCCGAACAAACCATCGGCAACCAGCAGTATTTCGTGCTTCACGGCGACGTGGAGAGGCGCTATCGCAAAGAGTCGCTATGGTGCTTCCAGACGGTGGACACGGCCAATTCGACAAAGACGATCAACGACTACTTTGTAGTGTCCACGTGGTACGTCACACCGGAGCATGATCTACTGCTGTACGATGTGTATCGCACACACATTGAGGGGCCGGATCAAAAGCCGCTGATGCGTGAGATGCGAGGCAGATACCGACCACGGTTTCAGGCGGTCGAAAATAAAACGTTTGGTACCAATCTCATACAAGAGATGCGGCGCGAGGGTATGACCGTTCGCGCGGTCAACGTGGATACCGACAAAGTGACACGATCCCTCGTCATCGCCGCGCGGTACGAGGTTGGCATGGTCTACCACCGCGAAGGTGCGCCGTGGTTAACCGACTATGAGGACGAACTATTGGCGTTCCCGCGCGGCAAGCACGACGACCAGGTTGATACGGCGTCGATGGCGGGTGAGATCGTCCATGCGCTGCCGCCTGTTGAGCGTGAGGACAAGCACAGGACGCCGGCGCATCGGTTCGACGAGGATATAGACGAAGACAGCGCCGGATATGACGGCTTTTGGTGAGGTGAGACGATGGACGCATTAACCTTGATGCTTATATGCGCCGGGATCACCATAGCAGCGATCAGTATCGTTTGCATGGTTGTGATGGTGCGTCAACAACACATGATCGACGTGCTGACGGATAAGCTGATGGCGCGGGATTACGGAGAGTATCGGCGGAACAAGGGTATGCTAATGGTAGAGGAACGGGAAAGCAGAAGGCCGATGAGTTTTTATGATGATCCGGGGATTGAGGAAGAAGCGCATTGATGCGCTTTTTTATTTTGTATAAGGGGGTGACGGTGTGGCGTCGATCATCGAAAAGGCAAAAGAAAAGTTTGCTGGCGTGTTCGGGTCGGACGAACAAGCGCAGAACGAGCCGATCAACACGCCGGAACAGCAAAAACTTGTCGATATGGCGCTGAACGACTACCAGTATTTCAAGGCCGAGCGCCAGAAATACGAACCGATCTGGCGGCAGGAGCAGCGCTTCTACCGTGGCGATCATTGGCACGGACTTCGGCCGGAGTCGGTCAGTCAGATGCGCCCGAACAGCGTGGACAACGTGGCGTGGAGCCAAGTCGAGAGCATCACGTCGAAGCTGTGCAGTTGGATGCCTTACCCGGAATTCGAGCCGCAGGAGCCGGGGGACGAGGAAAAAGCCGCTGACTTAAACGCCTACATGCCGTATGAACTGCGCTGTATCAAGTTCCAGCAGAAGCATATACGGGCTGTCAGGCGGATGGTCATCCACGGACCCTTGATTTACAAGGTGGTCTATGATCCAACCGTCGAAGGCGGTTCCGGCATGTACCGGTACTTCGGCCAGAACGACATATTGCCTATCGACTTTGCAACGTTTTTCCCTGATCCGCGCATAAGGGACTTTATTGACCTGCAAAAAGGCGCGGCGCACATGTTTCATTTTCGAAAGCCGCTCGAATACTTCCGGGAGCGTTGGCCGAAGCAGGGCAAAAAGGTGCAGCCGGACATGGATGAGGCGGACGTGCATATCTTCGACCAGAACGAATACTCGGTTCGCGGATTTACGGCCGACCGTATGCCCGGTGAAGGGAGCGGAAGCATCAAGACGGCCGGGCTGATCGAGTATTGGTACAGAGGCAAGCCTAAGATCATGACCAAAGAGGATCGCGAGTTGTTTAACCAGATCGCGCAGGAAAAGCTCGCGCAAGGCCTTGACCCGTCCGAAGCGCTGGCAAAAGCCAGAGGGACGATGAACGGTATTCATTGCCTGTACGTTACGGTCGGCGGCGTGTTCCTCGAACACAAATCCTACGTGTACGATCACGGCTATTACCCGATTGTCGCTCGCACTCTTTTCCCCGACGAAGACAACCCATGGGGCAAAGGCTACATGCGCGACATGATCAAGCCGCAGATCATGCTGAACAAGTTCGCGGAAATCGCCGTGGAGACGATGGCGAAACAAGGAAACAGCGGCATCTTGTACGAGCCGGACGCGATCCCGAAGATCGAGCGTTTCCGGCGTGATCGAAGCTTGCCGGGCGCGATGCTCGAAGTAGCACGGATCGACGGAGTTAAAGAAATGCAGGGCGTCAATGTCCCGCAGACCGTGTTCAACATGCTTGAATACTACAAGGAAATGTTGCAAAAGATTCCGGGGCAGTTCGACAGCGCGAATGGACAGGCCAACCCCAACGTCACCAGCGGCGAACAGGCGAAAGCGTTGATCGGAGCCGCGAATGCACGTCTCACCGTAGCGTCTCAACTGATCGAGGATGCGCTGCAAGAAGTGTTCGAGCAGTATGTCGCCAACATGGCGCAATTTTACATTGACGAGCGGATCGGGCGCGTGACGGGACGGCAAGTGAGCATCAGCCGGAGCCGATTGATCAACACGATGCCAAGCGAGGCGACGTTGATCGACCCGACGACGGGCGAGGAAATCACCGTTCAGGTGATGGAGGAATACGTCCCGAAATTCGATATTGCGGTCAAAATCGGCGTCGAGAAACCGACAGACCGCGAATATTGGATTCAGACGGCGTTCAATCTGCTGGCTACCCGGGATCCGGTCACGAACATGCCGCTGATTGATGCCGAAGGAGTCAGGTTCGCCGTTCAAAATGGACGGTTGGAGCCGTTTGACGTGATCGACCAGCGCATGCAGCGTGACCAGCAGATCATGCAGATGATCCAGCAGTTGCAAGCGCAAAATCAGCAACTTCAAGCGCAGGTTCAGCAATTGGCCGGACAGATCAACCGCGTCAACGAGACGAAGATGCAGATCGAGACGCAGAGGGTCGAGAACGACCGGATTAAGATCGCTGGTCAGCAACAGATCGAAATGGCGAAATTGGCCGAGCAACAACGCCAGCGTGAAGCACAAGCGGCGCAAGCTGCGTTGCAATTGGTGCAAGGAGGGGTGCCGATAGGTTGAGAACAGCGAAAGTTGTCGCGAAGTTCGTCCGCGTAGAATGCGAGTGCGGCGAGCATTTGGTGAATTTGCTTGATCCACAATGGAAAAACCGCGACAATTACGGCGCTTATACCTGTGTGGATTGCAGGCAACCGCTCGTCTGTCGAGGGGAAGACGGGCATTTTTACTTTGTCGGAAAGAGAATCGAGTAAAGGAGTCACGGACATGCCTCTCAAACGCGGATCGTCGAAGAAGACAATCAGCGACAACATCAAGAAGCTGCGCGAAGAAGGCTATCCGCAACGACAAGCGGTGGCTATTGCCTTGAATAAGGCAGGACAATCAAATAAGAAAAGGTGATTCGGGCCTTCTTGAACTGGGCCGTGGGCGAGACTCCTACGGCCCTTATTACTGCCGCCTGCCATAGCGGATCTGAAAGGAGAATCAATCTATGAGCGATCAAGTTGCCAGCCATAGCAACGAGACGCAAGCATACGCCCAAAATCAGGCCGTAGAGGACGCTTTTAAAGCATTTGGTCTTGATGTACCGGGCGAGCAAGAAAACGCCGCAGAAGACAATTCTGAGGCTGTGGAAACGGACGTAACGGATGCTCCCGCCACAGAGCAAAAACCCACGTCCAACGTCATCAAGGTCAAGGCGAAGGTGGACAAGGAAGAACGGGAGTTTGAACTGACCGAAGATCAACTTCCCGAATATGTGCAGAAAGCCTATGCCCTTGACCGTGAACGGCAGAGGAAAGCGGAGCTTCAAGAAGCCCTTGACCGAGCCGCCAAACTCGCAGGGTTCAAGGATCACGCTGAATACCTCGCCAACCTCGACAAGCTTGAACAGGAGGCGCAAAAGAGGCGTCAAGACGAATTCGAACAGGTACGCCAACGTCTCCGCGAACAAGCCGAAGAAGCCGGGCTTGACCCGGAAAGCGTCGAAGAATGGGTATCGAAGCATCCGGATTTCATCGAGGCACAACGAATCAAGCAAGAGGCACAGGAACGTGCACAACGTGAGGCACAAGAGCGGATGCAGCAGGAATGGACGGCGAAGTGGGAAGCACTCTATACCGCCTATCCTGAACTGCGTGAGAGCGCGATAGCCTTTGCTGAGGGCGGAACGCCTGATTGGTACACACCGGAAATGCAGTCACGTATCGAACGCGGGTATGATCCGTTGGACGCTTACGAACTCGCGCACAAAGACGCCATTATCGAGCGCAACAAACAGATGGCAAAGCAACAGGCCCTAAAGGAACAGCGCTTGGGACTTCGCGCTCAAGTGGAGACAGACGCCGGCGGAGAGTTGGAGCCGGAGGTTCCGCAAGAACTCGCCACGGCGTTTTCGCTTTTCGGACTTGATCCGAAAGCTGCAAGAAAATACGTGAAAAAGTGAGGGATTTCAAATGGCACAAGGTTTCCGTTTTGCCTACAACCTGTACGGCGCACCTGAACGCCGTATTTCGCACATTCTCGCAACCAATTCCGAAGCATTCACGGCTGGTGAAGCTGTGAAACTCGCAAACGGTCGATGGACGAAAGCGGGAAGCACGGACGCTATTGCCGGCTTCGCTGCTCAAAATATCGCCGCTGGCACGGACCAAATCCTCGAAGTGGTTCAAGCCCGCGAAGGCGATGTGTGGGAAGCGCCGTACTCCGGCACGCCGAACGCCGGTTTCGTGGTCGGTGCCAACGCTGTAGCCGTTGCATCGGACGGTCTTTCCGTCGATTCGGCAACGGTATCTGGCGGCGCAATCGCAGTTATCGAAGTCAACACCAACAAGAAGACGTGCCGGGTCATCGTGAAGAACCGGCAACTGTCGTGATGAGGGGGTAATGTACGATGCAAACGAAACTGCTGTGGGATAAAAACGTACTGGAACCGGTCTTCCGTGAATTGTACACGCGGGAAATGAAAGACCGTCCGGACTTCATTCCAAAGCTGTATTCCGTTGAAAACTCCACGAAGGATACGGAAAGCATTGAAATGATCGGCGGCGAAGGCTTGATGGAGCAATGGAAACTGTCTAACAATCAAGTCTTCTATGATGATGTGGATGAACTGTGGCAAAAGTACTTCAAGCATGAAAAGTTCTCGCTCGGTCGTGAAATCGACCGTGACTTCGTGGACGATCTGAAACTGACGGCCATCCGTGACCGCATCCGTTCGATGGCTGACGCGGTGTACAAAACCCGTCAATATCAAGCCGTCGAACTGTACAATAACGCCTTTACCACGTCCGGCGTAAACTTCCGTGGACGCTCGTACAATTCGGCTCTGCCGGACGGAAAAGCGCTCTGCGCGAACGACCATCCGTACAGCCCGACCAACAGTACGGACGTACAATCCAACTACGGCACCGATGAACTGTCCATTGATTCGTGGGACGAAACGGCAGTAAAAATGCAAGAGTGGGTGGATGACCGTGGCAACCTGATGGCGGTTATGCCTGACACGCTGCTTGTTGCTCCTTACAACGCTCGCCGTGCGTTCCAAATCGCGGGTATTCCGGGAAAAGGCCAAGGGTACGAGCCGGACAGCGGTAACTTCAACGTCAACATGTACGAGGGGCAAATCAAGGTCATCGTCAACCCGTTCCTTAAGAACCGCAAAGCATGGTTCGCTATCGACTCGAAGCGTATGCTGAACGCTTGCAAGTGGTTCGACCGCCGCAAGCCGGAAAACGGCACGATCACGGACTTTGACACGGAAGTGGCGAAGTTCAAGGTGGTTGGCCGATGGAGCTACGGCGCAATCGACTGGTCGTTCGTGTACGGCCACAACCCGGCCTGATGCGGGGTGATCACATGGGACAAACCAACTTTGAAGCCATCGGCATCAAGAAGTTTGGCAAACCTCCGGTGACGCTGGTTTCTGATCTCCTTTACCATGAGGAAACGTTCGATCCGCCTTCTATTGCGGCAGGATCGGGCGCGGAATCCAGCGAAATCACCGTACCCGGCGCCAAGGTCGGTGATACGGTAGAGGTTGCGGCACCGTACAGTCTGCAAGGCATTATGGCGTCCGGCTATGTATCGGCTGACGACAAGGTCAAAATCGTCCTGTTCAATCCCACTGGTTCTTCCATCGATCTAGCGGAAGGCAAGTGGAGAATCAAGGTGCTGAAATGGTAGAGTGGAGGGTATTTTCGCCGGGACAAAAGCCGAACGCCAATGTCAAGAAGATTCCGTATGTCCCGCAGCAAAAGACATCGGATGACATGACGGACGCCCAAAAAGAAGGCGTTCGCGTGTGGAATCTGATGCGCAAAACGCTGCTGGACAACGGACTCATGGAGGAAAAATGAGGGGGCTTAAAACCCCCTCTTTTTCCGTATATGGGAGGATTACGATGCGCTATCATCTCGAAATCGACGCGCTGAATGCGCTTGTAGCCGAAGTGCGGAAGACAAACGAACTGCTTGAAAAGCTGTTGGAAAGGGGATCGGAAAATGTCCTGCATGAGAACGAGGAAAGTGTTCACGAACACTCCGTTGGACGCAAACGAAGAATTCGAGACGGATCCGATTCAAACGGAGATGTACAACCAGCTAAGAGGACTTATCATCGCAGATCAAGACGGGACGTTGGAGTTTGAAGAATCCGATGACGGTCAAACGTGGATCAAAACGGATTCCGTTAGCATCACCAGCCAAACAGGGGAACAAGCCTTCGCGTTCGTCTGCCACGCTCGCTATGCACGGGTGAAGCTAAAGAACGGCGGTACTCCGCAGACAACTTTACTTCTCGCCGTGTACGCCGATCCGTTCAATTGAGGTGGGAGACATGGCTACTCTCGAAGAAATCCGGGCAGTAGTGGAGAAAGAGACGGGGCCGCTTGAGAATGAATGGATTGTGAACTGGTGCAACGACTGCAACGCGGATATTGAATCCCTGATTTTTATCCCCGCCACTACCTATCAAATCACGATCAACACAACAGACACGGAATATCCGCTACCCGCTGATCTCAAAGAGATCAATCGTCTGTGGCTTCAAAGTGACTTTGACAACGGGATTAATCGGGAACTTAAGGTAGACTATCGCATCTACGGCGGAAAGATTCAATTCCCGCGTCCGTTCCCGTTTGTGGACACACTCAACGTGGACTATTACAAATACCTGACCGTGTTCAGCGACATCACGGATTCAATAGAGCTTCATGACCGGTTCATGCCGCTGTACACGTCCTATTGCGTGGGACGGTATTATGCGTTGTTCAAGACACAGCAGGAAATCGGAGAACTGATGGCACGGCGGAATTACGAGAGAGCAGCGGTGGCTTACAACTCGACAAAAATGCAAGTGGTGCAAACCTATGGATTTACCAATCCCGATCTTTCGATTAGGGAGCGGTGGTGATGATTTATATCGTTTCTTTCAGCCGCGAAGTGGACGAGAAGCGAGTACCCGTAACAGATGAGCATGGACGGGAGATCACGCTTCAAGTCGAAGCGCCTACCAAAACCATGGCCATGATGGCCGAAAGTGTGGTCAAGTTCTGCCAGGAGAACAATTGCAGGGTTAGGCGGGTGATGTAATGGCAACGGCAGGCGATGTCATTACCTTGGCGAAAACGATGAACGCCATGGACAATGAGGAATTGGGCAACGATGCGCAGCAGACGCAGAGTTACTTGCTCTTTATCAATCGCGCCCTAAAGGAACTCGCGCATCTGGCGTATCGAACAAGGATCAGCGATCCGCTCACGATCACCGAGGACGGATTCCAAACGTTCAAACGGAACAACACGGATATTACGGATATGTACAGTCCTTTGCGGATTCTCGATTCGAACGGAAGACTGGTGAACAAGCGTTCCTCCTTCGACATCGGAACCGGATGGTGGAGGGAATCGGACGCGCAGGCGATCCATACGAAGGGTTTAAGCGGAGACTACACGCTGCATTATGTAGGTTATCCTGCAGCAGTCACCGAAACCAACAGCGTTCTTGACTTCCCGGAAGCCGGTATCATGGGCCTTACCTTTTGGGTGATCGGGATCGCCAAGGAAAGCCGAAACGCCTTCGATGAGAGCGAGGCCATGTACGCGAGAGCGCGGGAGCGATTCAAAGTCCTGGTTCTCGCCAATCAAGCGGCAAGAGGCGTGACGCCGAGCGGATATGTTCCGAGCATCGAAGACGTTGACCGAGGATTCAAGTTCTAGGGGGTGGAGGGATGCCGCAACAGTATTTTGCGCATGAAGTGAGGACGTTCCTCGGCCAGAACACCGCGCAGAACCCGGCAGAATTGACGTTGGGTGCGCAAGCGCTGGCGAAAAACGCCGTCATGCGCGAGGTCGGGACGATTGGAAAACGCGACGGTTCCAAGCCGGTTACCTCGTCCGCGATTACGGGTCCGATCCGCCATCTGACGAAGTACAAGAGCAGTACGACTGCCGAGCCGGACCTTCTGGCGGCAGCGGGAACGACGCTGTACAAGTTCAATGGGACGAATGCACTCACGCCTCAAACTATGACTAACGCACTTGTAACCAGCGACATCTACACCGAGGATTTCACGACTGCGAATCTCGTGTCTCGTCTTATTATCGCGGATACGGGGAGTTTAAAAGAATATGACGGGTCAACGGTAAAGAATATCACCCCGGCACCGGATGATCCGTCTCCTGCACCTGCAAACGCCCTTCCCGATATAAACATCAAGGGCAATAAGTTCGTATGGGTTTATTCAGGACATGTGTTCGTATCTCCGGGAACGAACGAGATGTTTTATTCCAAGCGGTATCATTACGACTACTTCCCGGAGACGCAATTTTTCCTTCTTGTCCGGGAGAATGATTACATCAACGGTCCGGGTATCGCTTTCAACAATGTATGTCTGATCCCGATGCGCAGGGGATGGGCCATACTTACGGGCGAGAATTTCGACAACTTCGAAGCTGACAAGTTCCTGAACACCGTTAATGGCGTCATTTCGCCAAGGGCCGTAGCAAAAGTCACGTACCCAAACGGCTCACAGACAGTCGCCTATCTTTCGGACGATGGAGTACATGAAATATTCGATACCGGAGCCATCGATACCGGGGTACGCCAGTACTCTACGCGAAGTCTCATGAGCGACAAGATTGATTTCCTCGGGGTAGGCTTCACCGAATCCGAGAAAAGTCAAGCCTATATGGACTTCGACCCGCAATCGAATCTCTTGAAATTGTGGATCACACGAGGTTCAACATACTACTGCTACGTCATGGACACTCGGGACCGGGAATGGCGTGTGTGGACGTTTCCATGGGACGTAAAACCGTCCTTGGTCTTTAACGGCGTGTCTTATTTCGCGGGGGCAACGGGACATCTGCACAAGTTCGACGAGAATCTATACAGCGATTGGAACGATGCTGGTCAGACAACGGGAACGCCTGTGGATTTCGACGTTTATTCGGGGCTTCTCAGCTTCGAGTTTAGCGGTCATCCGTCATATCTCGATTATCTCTTGATCGAGGCCAAACAATGGAATATCAAATCAACATTGGACGTGTCGCTTATCTATTCCACGGGCACCGTCGATGTTCCGGCCGCTCTCAAGAACGAAATCTTCGTATGGGGCGTATCTGCTTGGGCCGAAGCGGAATGGGCTAATACGGATTACACAAACATCGTCAACCACGCGAAAAGGTTGATCTTCAAGAAGAAGGGGAAGTATTTTCAAAGGCGCATGCGGAACAATCGTAACGAACCCGTTTTGGTTTACAAGGAAAAGTATATCGGCCGATTATCGGGAAAGTAGGTGATATTAAATGCCGAGTGCACACGTACCAACCGCAAATATTAACGCGCTGTATCAAAACACCACGGCAGGCGTTACAGCGAATCCCGAAGTAATGGATGCAGCGGTAGCGGATATTGTCTCAACCATCAACCAAAACGCCGATTACGTAAACAGTCTTGTCACGTCCGGAACGTTAAGTCCGATTCCGCCGGATTTTCTATATCGGCAAGCC